AGGATATTAAATATTTAGCGGATGCGGGTTCACTTGTGACTGCACCAAACTCTACCTTTAACTTTCAAGATTGGATGACTGTAGGTTTTACTCCTGCAACGGACATGTTTAGTTTTCTGGCAAATAACACAGAAGGCTTAAAGATGATTAAGTACGTCAATGCAGACGGGCGTATTTTAGAACTGGCAGAAGGTGTTGCACCACCAGCAGGTTACGAGTTGTACACACCTCCTGCTGTTAATCCTGCTCAAGTACCTGTCGCTACTCAACCTGTAGAAGAAAAAGAACGAAAAACTGGTGATGACTCTAGAGTTGGCCCTGAACCTGAACCTGATACAAAGCCTACCCCTCCACCAAACTTTAGTGAGATGACTACTGATGAACTAAAAGCTGCTATGGATAGTGCTGCCACGGTAAACAAGTTTTCTAATTTAGGAATGTTGCTTGGGCCTATAGGCGCACTAGGGGGTATTGCAATTCAAGCTACTATGAGGTCAAGAGGTATTCAAATTGGTAAGGCTGCTGAAGAGAAACTAAAATCAACGGACAAGAATAGTGCTGAATATGCAAAACTTGTAGAATTAGTAAAACGAGGTGGCATTGCAAGTTCAGGACCAACAGGCTGGATTGCAGGTAAGCTGGCTAAAAAGGCAGAGGAGAATGCTGCTGCTGCAAAAGAGGGGGGAGTAGACGGTACTCCTACAATTACTGCAAAGGTAAGTAGTGCAGACATTACTAAAACGTCTTCAGACAGTATTAATGAAACTACACAAACAAAAGCGGCGCAGGAAAGACTAGACGCTAAAATTGAAAAAGAACGTAAAGCTGCAGACGCTGCAAGATTTGCACAAGCAACCGCAGCAGGAAATACTCGTATTACCCAAAAACGACCAACGGGTGGTGGCGGTGATAACGGCGGTGGCAGCAGCGGTGGCGGTGGTTCTAGTAGACCCGATACAAGTGCAGGTGACTACGGAGATAATTCTGGCCCCGGCCGCCGAGACAGTGGTGGTGGGTCCACCGTCGGAGTCAATACAAGTGCAGGTAACTATGGAGATGATGGCGGTCCCGGCGGTAATACTGGTAGGGATGATGTTATGAGTGGTGGTGGTGGTTATAGTGCACCACAAGAAGATTATGACTCATCAGGGCCTTTTAACAAAGGTGGCTTAATAAATAAACCTAAAAAGAAAAGTTACGCTAACGGGGGGTACGTAACTGCAAACGAACCAGCAAAGAAGAAGAAGAAACGAAAAGGCTTAGGTACTAGGCCGTAACACAAGGAACTAAAAATGCCAGCAGAAATGACAACAATGGAAAAGCCTAAAGTAGCGGGTTTTGTAGATGCAAAGCACAGTAACGCTAACTCACGGCGTATTGCAGAAGCAGAGGCTGAACTAGAGGAACTTGATTCCAAGCAAGAAGAGGTAGAAGAACAAGCAGAGCCTGTAGAAGCAAAAGAAGAGAAGGCTCCTGATACAGGAGAAGAACGCACTTATAAGAAACGCTATGATGATCTACGTAAGATGCAGCAACGTCAAGCTGAAGAACTAAAGACTATTAAGTTACAGCTAGAGAACGCTAAAGAGCAAGGTGTTGTGCGTCCTCCCAAGTCGGATGAAGATATTCAAGCGTGGGCTGATAAGTACCCTGATGTAGCCGCTATCGTTGAGACTATCGCTGAGAAGAAAGCTCAAGAAAAGTTTAGCTACGCAGAGGATCGTCTTCAACAGATTGATGAGATGACTGCTGAAGCAGATCGTAACAAATCTCTTGATAGTATTCGTACTGCACACAGTGACTTTGATGATCTCAAAGAGAGTGATGAGTTTCATGATTGGGCAGGGGAGCAGCCTAAGTGGGTACAAGATGCTTTGTATGAAAACCAAGATGATCCACGTTCTGTTATTCGTGTTATTGATCTTTACAAGTCAGACAAAGGCATGGATACCAAGTCTCGTAAGAAAGCTACCAAAGATGCAGCTAAGGCAGTAGTTAACAAACGTGCTACTAAACCTGACACTGTAGATATGGAAGGGGCTTTTAGTGAGTCTCAAGTCAAGAACATGAATGACAAAGAGTTTGAAAGTAACATGGATGCAATTATGGAATCCCAACGTACTGGAAAGTTTATCTATGATCTTTCTGGTGGTGCAAGATAAATAATTAAAATAAATACTTGACACTCATGGTTTAATAGGTATAACTATGGGTGTCATTATAAATACTATATAAAAGCCCTACATACATAAGTAGCTACCTTTTACTTTAGTATACTCTAAGCAAAACATTTTAGTTAAGACTTACCTGAACAATTACAGGCCCGTTACTATAACGCTACCCTAGAAAGTACAGCCTCTTGAATCTAACTGTTTTAGCTTAATTAAACCTAAGCCAAAAACATTCAATGGAGGATATACTCATGGCTTTTACAACCGCAACAGGTTATGGGAATTTACCAAACGGTAATTTTAGCCCTGTAATCTATTCTAAAAAAGTACAGCTTGCATTCCGCAAGTCTACTATTGTTGGTGATATTACCAACTCAGACTATTTTGGTGAAATCGCTGCTCAAGGCGATACCGTCAAGATTATTAAAGAACCAGAAATTTCTGTTTCAGAGTATGCACGTGGCACAAATGTCACAGCACAAGATTTGCAGGATGACGATTTCAATTTGGTTATTGACAAAGCGAATTACTTTGCTTTTAAGATGGACGATATTGAAGAGGCTCACAGCCACGTTAATTTTATGCAGCTTGCAACTGATCGTGCAGCCTATCGTTTGGCTGACAACCATGATCAAGAAGTGCTTGCATACATGTCAGGCTACAAGCAATCTTCTTTGCACAGCAAAGGTGATACCCTTAACACTACTGTTAATGGTTCTAAGGCTGTAAGCTCTGCAGGATCGAATGAGTTGCTGTCCTCTATGCAACTGCATAAAGGTGACTTTGGCAACATCACTACTTCCTCTGCTGGCACTCACTCAATTCCTGTGACTGCACGTATGCCGGGAGCGACTTCGCTGCCAACTGCTACCGTTTCACCTGCAATGATTGTTGCACGTATGAAGCGTTTGCTTGACCAACAGCAAGTTGACTCACAAGGTCGCTGGCTTGTAGTTGATCCAGTATTCATGGAAATTCTTGCTGATGAAGATTCACGCTTCATGAATGCAGATTTCGGTGAATCAGGTGGTCTGCGTAATGGTCTTGCTGTAAGCAACTTCCACGGCTTCCGTGTATATTCCTCGTCTAATTTGCCAGCACTAGGCACTGGACCGGGAACATCAGGTACTGCAAACCAACTCACCAACCTTGGTGTTATTGTTGCAGGACATGACTCGGCTGTTGCTACTGCAGAGCAGATTAACAAAACCGAAACATATCGTGACCCTGACAGTTTTGCTGACATTGTTCGTGGTATGCATCTATACGGTCGTAAGATTCTTCGTCCTGAAGCAATCGTTACTGCCCGTTATAACGCAGCATAAGGGAGTAATATACTATGGCTACGTTTGACATGACTTCCATTGATACCGCTGGTGTTGGGGCAAATGTTCTTGCTGTTCCAACCAATGTTGGTAACACTGTACGGACTATTGAAGCAATCCTAGATATTGATGCTATGATTGCTGCAGGTGCTACTATTGCTAATGGTGACATTTTCCAACTCCTTGAGATTCCTGCTGAATCAGTAATGCTTGCTGGTGGTGCAGAAATCATGAAGTCTTTTACTGCAAGTTGTACTTGTAATATTGACTTTGGTGGTGGCGATGACATTATTGACGGTGCTGCACTAGACGCTGCTGCTGGTACATACCTTGCAAAAGGTAGTAACGGTGAAGCTAATATAGTAAGCACTGGTGCTGCATCACTTTATGCGGCAGAGGCTCTGGCTCTTGTTGGTGCTGCAGATACTATTGATGTAACAATCGCTGGTGCTGCTGCTGCTACTGGACGCTTACGTGTCTATGCAGTAATTGCAGATATTTCCGCTGCAATGACAGAAGCTGCTGTTGCACAACGTGATCTTCTGTAATAAACCTACATACTTTGGGGCTGGCTATATGCTGGCCCCATTAGTGTATCAAACTTATGCAACTAAAAACTCTTGGGGCATAAAAGATTTATTAAGGAAACATAATGGCTCTTACTTTTCTTTCATTAACTAATAGTACTATTACTCGTATGAATGAAGTAGAGCTTACATCTACTAACTTTACTGGGTCAAGAGGCGTACAGACACAATGTAAAGCAGCAGTTAATGAAGCGATACGATACATTAATCAAAGAGAGTTTGGTTATTCTTTTAATCATGCTACTAATACGGAATCATTAGTGCCGGGAAAAGTTAGATATACTTTACCTACAAGCACTAAATCTGTAGACTACAATACAGTTAGAATTAAAAAAAGTACTACGCTTGATTGCTCTGGTAGCAGTCTCGGTATTTTAAACTACAATGAATACATACAAAACGAATATGCTAATCAAGAAGATGAAATAAACTCTACTACTTTAAACGGCTCTCACTCTAGTTCTGTTGCGACTTTGACGCTCACCTCTACTACAG